CCCCCAAAGGTTAGCCCATGCCAGTCCTGAAAAATGCCCGGCATGAGAAGTTCGCGCAGGCCGTAGCCAAAGGCAAGACCATCACCGAGGCCTACGTCGAAGCAGGATATAAGGGAAACCGGAAAGCCGCTTCGAATTTATGGACAAATGTGGACATTCGAAGCCGGGTTGATGAAATAACCGGCAAGGTGAACGAGCGGGTGATTGATAAGCTTGCCATCACGAAAGAGCGGATAGTTGATGAGCTGGCCAAGATCGGCTTCTCCAACATGCTCGACTACATGCGGGCCGGTGCAGACGGAGATCCCTATCTCGACTTCTCTGGATTGACGCGCGATCAGGCCGCGGCGCTCTCCGAAGTGACTGTCGAGGATTTCAAGGATGGCAGGGGCGAGGACGCCCGCGACGTACGCCGAGTCAAGTTCAAGCTTCATGACAAGAAGGGCGCGCTGGTCGATCTGGCCAAGATGCTCGGCTTCGTGGTCGAGAAACATGAGCACACCGGCAAGGATGGCGCCCCGATACAGACCGAGACAAGAACATGGCGGGAAGTGCTGCGCAGCGAAAAGAGCTAGACGCCACCACCCATCTTACAAACCCGGCGCTGCATGATTTCTGGGAAGAGGTATTTCTAGGCCAAGCCGATATCGCGGTTCTTCATGGCGGGCGATCGAGCTCGAAGACACGCGACACGGCCTGCCAGTTGGTTCGCCTCGTCGATCACGTCAGTGTCAGGATGCGGGTTCTCTGCATTCGGCGCTTTCAGAACCGTATCCAGGATTCGGTATACACCGAGTTGAAATGGGCCATAGCTCATCTCGGGCTTGAGGCCTCATTCGACGTCCAGAAGACGACGATCATTCATCGCCGAACCGGCGCGGAGTTCATATTCTACGGCATCGAGCGGAACCTTGAGGACATCAAGGGCACGTCCGACGTCGATATCCTCTGGGTCGAAGAGGCGGAAAAGCTCACTGAAGAGCAATGGACGGTCATCGGTCCGACCATCCGTAAGGAAGACAGTCTTGCGATCCTGCTGTTCAACCCGAAGCTGGTCACGGACTACGTCTGGAAAAACTTCGTCGTCAACACCCCGCCCCACACGGTGGTGCACAAGATCGACTGGACCGACAACCCTTTTCTCTCGCAGAAAGCGTTGCGCGACATCGCTGCAATGCAGGAAGCGAACCCCGAGCTATTCGAGCATATCTACGGCGGCGTGCCTCTCGGCGATAGCGAGCTTTCGATCTTTAAGCGCCGCTGGCTCGATGCCTGCGTAGATGCCCATACGGTCCTCAAGATCGAACTGACCGGCCGGAACATCATCGGCTTCGACCCTGCCGACGACGGCGAGGACAAGAGCGCTACGGCCGACAAAATCGAAGGGGTCTTTGTTGACGCGGAAGACTGGTCATCCGGCAAGGACGAGCTGGTTCAGAACGCCAAGAGGGTTTGGGCCAAGGCAAAGCATGCTGGCGCCACGGTATCGTACGACACGATCGGCGTGGGCGCGTTCGTTGGCGGCTATATCGAGGAGCAGAACAGCCAGAACGCCAGCAAGGTCAAGCACTACGCATTCCATGCCGGCGGGGCGGTTATGGACCCCGATAGGCCGAGCGACCCGCTCAACAAGAACAGCCCGCTAAACAAGAACGAGTACCTGAACCTCAAGGCGCAGGCGTGGGCCAACACCGCGCGCCGTGCCATGCTAACCTTCAATGCCATTACCCGAGGCCATGCGATCAAACCCGAGGACGTCTTATCGTTCTCGTCGGCGATCAGTGCCCAGAAGCTAGACGCACTCTTCACCGAGCTTTGCGTCCCTTGGTGGGTGGAGACCGACGGCAAGAAGCGCGTGGTGCCGAAGGTGAAGCTGAAAAAGGATCTAGGTGTGAAGTCCCACAACCTGGCTGACGCGGTAATCGCCGCCGACAATGTGCACATCACCGGGTCGAACTTCACCCTCGACAACCTCTAAGGAACAAGCATGTCCAACGTGATCGCCTTTGTGCGCGATAGCTTGACCAGCCTTGTTTCGAGGATGGGCACCGAGCGGGATAAGGCTGCGACGACGTTTTACGCTCATACCGTGATGTCGGATGAGCAGTTGATCGCTGCCTACAGCACCGCATGGCTGCCGCGGAAGATCGTGGACATCCCCGCGCTTGACGCCTGCCGCAAGTGGCGCGACTGGCAGGCAAAGAAGCCCCAGATTGAAGCAATCGAAGAAGAAGAGAAGCGCCTGAACGTCAAGGGCAAGGTGCTGGAGGCCATGAAGAAGGCCCGGCTCTTCGGCGGCGCGGCGCTCTACATCGGTACGGGCGACGCCGACCCGTCGAAGCCGTTGGAGGTAGAGCGGATTGGCAAGGGCGGCATTCGATACCTGAATGTCATCACGCGCCGGAAACTGAGCGCTGGTGAGATCGAGCGTGATCCGGAATCGGAATGGTACGGCAAGCCGAAGGACTACACCCTTTCGGGTGCCAATGGCCTGCAGATCACCATCCACCCGTCACGTCTGGTGCTGTTTTCCGGCGCCATGCATGCGGACGATGAGATCACAACCAACCTATGGCAGGGCTGGGGGGACAGCGTCCTTCAATCGACGCTCGACGCCATCAAGAACGCAGACAGCACGGCTGGGAATATCGCCTCCCTGGTCTTCGAGGCGAAGATCGACATTATCCGCATTCCGGATTTCATGGCGAGCCTCGGGAACGAGGCATACAAATCGAAGATCCTAGAGCGCTATACCCTCGCCAACATGTCCAAAGGCATCAACGGTACGCTACTGCTCGACAAGGAAGAGGAATACGAGAGCAAGAGCGCGCAGCTTGGAGGCCTGACCGACATCCTTATGGCCTTCATGCAGATCGTCTCCGGAGCGGCGGATATCCCGGTTACGCGCCTTCTGGGACAGTCGCCGGCAGGCATGAACTCGACCGGCACCTCGGACATGAAGAACTACCACGACCGCATCCAGTCGATGCAGGAGTTGGAGCTTCAGCCGGCCATGGTGCGGCTCGACGAATGTCTTGAGCGATCGGCCGACGTCCGCGACCCCGACGTGCATTACCGATGGGCGCCCCTGGAGCAGATGAGCGAGAAGGAGCGGGCCGATATCTTCAAGATCACGGCCGACGCCGCGCGCCAACTGGTCGGCACGACGGCAGGGCAGGAGATCATCCCGCGCGAGGCCGTATCGGACGCTCTGGTCAATCGCCTCGTCGAGGATGGGGTACTGCCTGGCCTCGATGCCGCCATGGAAGAATACGGCAAGCTGAGCGAGCAGGAGCCTTCGGAAGAGGAGCTTGCAGCCGCAGCGGCCGCGGCTCAGCCCCAGAGAGGTGCGCCAACCGGCGACGCCACCTTTCGAGGACGCAAGGAAACGAAAGTCAAAGGGCGGACCAAGTAGGTCATTCGACCCATCCCAGCACCCGCGTGGCGGCGATGGGCGGTTTGTCAGCACCGGCGCACGACTGAGGGAGGCGGCAGGGCAGGCGGGTCAGAACACTGCAAACCACGTAGTGTTCGCGCACGTTCGACGCCCCGCTGCTCTATCGAAGATGGTTGGGGAAGATGTTCGCGGCTTTAAGCACGCGGCGAGCAACCAGGCGATGCGCCACTCACTGAGGCAGCATGGAGATGCCAAGACTGAGAAGGCGCGGGGGCAGAAGCCGGTCATCATGGATGATTTCGCGAATCTGCCTCAGGTGATGCGTACCGGCTCATACCATCAAGCCGATCAGCGGGCTTTCGGGCCGCGGCGCATCGAAGTACATGCGACGATCGACGGTGTTCGCTACATCTACGTCGGAGAAATCCGGCGCAAGCAGCGTCGTATCGACATGGTCACAATGTGGAAAAGGTGAGGGAGGTAGCCGCCCTGCCTCATGCCCTGCTTTCGCAGTCCTTGGGCTTACGTCCGAAACAACGGGCGGCATAGTGGAAATATACCCGAAATCGACGCCTCAATCAAGGCGGGAGCCATCTCATGCAATTCACCGACGCTGTAACCGTTGCGGGAACGCGACGGACTGAAGACGGCTATCTGATCGCCGAGGCGCGCTCCGTCCGCACGGGCATCCAGCTTTACGCGGGCAGCGAGGTCGGCAAGCCGGACATGTCTGTGGTGCGCGTCTACCGCCCCGCGGATCAGGTCTTCGCCGATGCCAGCCTCCGGAGCTTCACGCACGCGCCTGTGACGATGAACCACCCCGCAGAGGCTGTCACGGCCGACAACTGGAAGGCTCTCGCCGTCGGCGAGGTCAGCA